ACGGTGCACCTAAAGAGATGGGGGCTTTGTACAGCAAAGTGTTTGAGAAGCGAGATGTCATCAGGGCAGAACAAGACAAAGCAAGGAAGAAACGGGATGATGAATCATGGCAACGCAGGGAGGAAGAACGTCTTTTAAGAGAAAGGCAAGCGTACCTGCTGGCGACTTTTCTTTTCCTCCTGTATATGTGGCTCCTCCTAGCCCTCTTAAGCAGGACTGGGAGTTAGTGATGGGTTGGGTTGCCGCTTGTTTGCTTGTAGTTGTGTTGTTGCCGTTGCTTGGGATGCTGTACATGGATGTACTACAAACCAAAAAAGAAGCGCAGACGCAGATTGAGAAGATGGAAAAATTGCGTAGAGAAGTTGAACAACAGAAACGTAAGGAAGAAAAATGAGTGAAGAAAAAATTCAAGCGATGGAAACCAAAAGCGCTTTGGTTGAAAAAATCACATTTGCTTTGTTGCCTCTTTTGTTTTCGTGCGTGGTTTACCTTATGTCGGCGTTATCTAATCTATCGCATGAAGTGACCATTCTCAATAGCAAAATCAGTTTGGTGGTGACCTCTGACAATAAGCAAGCCAGCAACACGGGCGCTGAATTGGCAAGAGAAAAGTTGCGCCAAGACTTGGAAAAAGAAATTCAAAAGAATAGGGATGACATTCAAGTCAACCGTTTACACATTGCTATTTTGGAAGATAGAGCAGGAATGAAAACCACATTCAAAAAGGAAGATAAATGATTCCAATAGTCGCATCCCTTCTCGGTAGCCTAGCCGAAAACGGCTTAGGGTTACTGTCGTCTGCCATCCAAGCCAAAGGCAAAGAGGTGGTTGAGAACACGCTTGGCGTGAAGATCCCCGACAATCCAACTCCAGAAGATGTCAGCAAGCTGCGCCAGCTGCAATATGACCACGAAGAGCGGTTACTGGAACTTGGCATTGAGAAGGCCAAGATGGAGCTGGCCGAACTGCAATTGTTTGCAGATGCCGCCAAGAACGAAGACAACAACGTCACAGATCGCTGGCAGTCAGATATGAACAGTGATTCTTGGCTGTCCAAGAACATCCGACCCATGAGCCTGATTGCCATCTTCTTTGGTTATTTCCTATTTGCCATGATGAGTGCCTTCGGCTTAAACGCCAACGAATCCTACGTCCAGTTGCTCGGGCAGTGGGGGATGCTCATCATGGGCGCTTATTTTGGCGGACGCACCATTGAGAAACTAGCTGAAATGAAAGGCAGAAAATGAGCCTCAATACTGAACAAGCCGCATTCCTGCTGGACATGTGCAAGCTAATCCAGTACGCTACAGACCAAGGATTCGTGGTGACCGGCGGAGAGCTTGCCCGTACACCCGAACAGCAGGCCATTTATTTCAAGACGGGGCGGTCTAAGACCATGAACTCCATCCACCTAAAGCGGTGCGCCATAGACTTGAATTTTTTCAAGGATGGAAAGATTATTTGGGACAAAGGCATCCTTGCCCCTCTAGGTGCATACTGGGAGACTCTGCACCCTAAAAACCGTTGGGGCGGCAACTTCAAGTCGTTGGTAGACTGCCCTCACTTTGAGCGCAATGTAGGTTAAACATGCCATTACAAAAGATCATCCTTCGGCCTGGTGTTAACAGGGAAAACACTCGCTATACCAATGAGAATGGATGGTACGAGTCAGAGAAGGTGCGCTTTCGCCAAGGGACTCCAGAGAAAATTGGCGGATGGCAGCGGTTTAGCGCCAGCATGTTTCAGGGCGTTTGCCGGTCCTTGTGGAATTGGGTTACCTTAGGCTATCAAAACTTAATTGGCGTTGGCACAAACCTTAAGTTTTACATTGAATCAGGCGGCGTCTATAACGACATTACCCCTTTAAGGGCAACAAATGCGTTAGGTGCCAACCCATTTTCTACTCAAAACAACTCTACCACTGTTACAGTCACCGACGCTTCTGGTGGATTTGCAACTGGCGACTTTGTTACATTTTCTAATGCCACCACTGTGGCTGGTCTTGACCTTAATGGCGAGTATCAGTTAACAGTTGCCAGTGCAACAACGTACACAATTACTGCTTCTAGCCAGGCCAGCTCAACAACAACCGGTGGTGGGGCAAGCGTTTTGGCCGCCTACCAAATCTCTGTTGGTGCTGAATATGCGGTACCCTTAACTGGTTGGGGTTCTGGGGCATGGAGTTCTGGAACATGGGGAATTGGAACAACCACAATCAATCCATTGAGATTATGGAGTCAGTACAACTTTGGTGAAGATTTAATCTTTGGCTATCAAGGCGGCCCTATTTATTATTGGAATGCCACATATGGCGTGGTGCCCACCGCAATAACTGTAACAATAGCCAGTCCAGCCGTCGTTACTTTGAGTAAAAATTTAACCAATGGCGATGCCGTAGTTTTTCAAACCACAGGTACATTGCCTACCGGAATAACTGCCGGCACGGTTTATTACGTTATTAACGTAAGCGGAACGACTTGCAATATCTCTGCCACCTATGGCGGGTCAGCTATTATTACCACCGGAACGCAGTCTGGCGTTCACCAGCTGACGGTGCGCGGCATTCCTTTGACCAGCATTGGCGGAGCAAGTGGGGTTCCTACTATTCAAAATTTGGTGTTTGTGTCTGATGCCAGTAGGTTTGTATTTGCCTTTGGATGCAACGCCCTTGGATCTGCAACCCAAAACCCCATGCTGATCAGATGGTCAGACCAAGAATCATTTACTGAATGGACTCCTTCCGCAACAAATCAGGCCGGCGATTTGCAACTTTCTCACGGCTCAAGAATTGTTTCGGTTGCACAGTCCAGGCAAGAACTTTTGGTTTGGACTGATTCGAGTTTGTATTCATTGCAGTATGTTGGTGCTCCAATAGTTTGGTCATCCCAGTTGGTTGGGGACAATATTTCTATTGCCGGGCCCAATGCAGTGGCCTATGCCAATGGTGTTTCTTATTGGATGGGTGTGGACAAGTTCTACAAGTACGACGGCCGCACTCAAACTTTGACATGCGATTTGCGTAAATTTATTTATGGCGACATTAACCTGCTCCAAAAGGATCAATTCTTTGCCAGCACAAATGAAGGTTTTAACGAGGTATGGTTCTTCTATTGTTCAAGTGGGTCAAACACAATTGATAGATATGCCGTGTACAACTACTTGGAAAACCAAGGCAATGGGGCTTGGTACTATGGGACCATGGTCCGCACAGCTTGGCTTGATAGCGGGCTGAGAGATTACCCAGTAGCCGCTACATATAGTGCATTCACTGGAAACTTGGTAAATCATGAATTTGGGGTGGACGACAATGCCACCGGTACCACGTTGCCAATTGAGGCTTATATTACATCTGCTGAATTTGACTTAAACGATGGACATAGCTTTTCTTTTATCTGGCGGGTTTTGCCTGATATAACTTTTACTGGTTCAGAAGCTGCATCACCATCAGTAACCATGTACTTATTGCCAATGCAAAACTCTGGATCTGGATACAACAGTCCGGCATCTGTGGGCGGCATTAGTAGCTCCGCAGTTACTCGCACGGCTACATTGCCAATTGAAGCCTTTACAGGGCAGATCAATACTAGGGTGCGTGGGAGACAGCTGACGATGAAGATTGAGTCAACTGCAATTGGCGTCCAGTGGCAGCTTGGAGCGCCTCGACTAGACATTCGCCCTGACGGAAGACGCTGATGACTTTGATTGTTACTACAGCATCAGAGCAGCAACGCATTGCTCCGCCTGCATTACCGCAAGCAGCAGAGGAATATAGCCGCCCCTATCAGGATCAATTGAATAACGTGCTGCGCCTGTACTTCAACAGGCTTAATATATTGCTTGGTGAGTTTGAAACTAACTCAACAATACTTCCCGCCCTTACCGTATACACCGTAGCCACTTTGCCAAGTGCCGCCACTTCTGGAATTGGTGCCCGGTCATTTGTTTCTAACGCTTTGGCTCCAGCATTTGGATCAACCGTAGTGGGTGGTGGTGCGGTCACAGTACCTGTATATTCAGATGGAACAAATTGGAAAGTAGGATGAACTTTATAGAACTCTTCAACAAAGTAGCCAAGGTGGCCAGGCCATCTCATTTGGAGTTTATTCCTTTCACCTCCATGGAGGACATATTCACAGAGTCAACGCTTGACTCTTTGGATATGCTGATGATGTCGTTCTATATGTGCGAGATCTACGACATTGACGACGAAATTGCCAAAGAGCTTCACCCAGAAACATTGCAAGAATTCTTTGACGCGGTCAACCTGCACAAGAAACGTGACCCAGAGTCTATTGAGTGGGCAATGGAGCACATCAAATGATTTACCTAACCAACTACCGAACCGCTTACGCCACAGACACTGAGCTGTTTGAGGACATTACATATCCCCAAAAGGTACATTGGTTTCCAGATACTTACAAACGGGCGGCTTCTGGTTTGTTTTATGCGCCTCACAAACTGGCGGAAAAAGTTTTGGACCCAGAGTTGGTGACGCAGCTGCGCGAGAATAAGGTTGGCAAGACCGCATTTATTCTTGCTTCTGGCAATGCTCACTTTGCCGGAATTAGCCCAAGAGCTACGGCCCCAACCCAGCTTTCATACGAATACAAGTTCATGCCGTTTACCTTGACCCAAGTCTATGCCGGCCGGACTGCTCAGGCCTTGGGAGCGACAGACCTTATTACGACTGATGCATCAGCTTGCGCGTCCAGCTTAAAGTCTTTGATGGATGTCCAGACCCTAATCCAGTTCTACGGGTTTGACAGGGTAATTGTCTTGGCTGTAGAGGACGCTGTATCCAACTCAGTCTTGGAGTTCTTTGGCGAGGCTAAGGCTTCTTTGCTTTGGAGCGAGGAGCAAAAGGGGATAAAACCATCCGCATTTGATGATCAGAACCATGGCTTCCATGTTGGCCAAGGCGCGGTCCTGGCGGTATTTGACTCACCCAAGGTTGTCTTTGCCGGCAAGAGTGTGCCGCTTGCTTCCCTGCGCGGAGCCTACTCAGCCAGTGAAGAATGCCCCAATGCAATAGGTCAACTTGAGGATGGTCAGGGGTTTACACGGGCCATAGAGGGTGCGCTTAACGTAGCCAAAGACAAGGCTTATAGGGTGTCAGTTGTAAAAACCCATGGAACTGGTACCCTTAGCAACAACAAAGCTGAAAAAAATGCCTTGGTATCTACGTTAAAAGACTTTGTCGCAACGTCATACAAGGCTAAAATCGGCCACACTATGGGCGCTAGCGGGCTGCTCGAGACATGTTTGCTGATAGACGACCTTAAACGTGGCGTTGTGCCTAAGATTGAAAATCGCACATCCCATGACACTCAATTCTTATCCCATGATGTACCAGCCCCTAGTGGTCTGATACTCAGCTTGGCGGCTGGTATGGGCAACGTATATTCGGCAGCACTACTGTCGATGGAGATTTGACATGACAGGAATGGTAGACAGCAAACAAAGGCAGCTCAACAGCGCAGAGATAATTGATATTGCGTTGAAAAACACTCGCTCCAAGTTAAATCCAGAAGTGGCTTTCCCTGCCATTCTGACCGAGATGAACCAACCCAATACCGATGTTAAACAAATGGGAAACACTTTGTTTGTCTTGCATAAAGGGCAAAACGATCAGGCTTTTTTCAAGGCTCTTAACGCAGATGTGGCTCGCAACTTTGTAGAGAACAGTCGCAAATATGTGGTATATGTTAAAAATCAGTTAGGGATAAAGGTTTTGGTTACCCAGTTTGAAGAACCCGCAATCAGCACTTTGTTTCATGCCATAAGTAAAAAACCTCCTATGCCTAACATGGGCTTTAAGGAGTACAAGACCACAACCGGCATGAACAGAATTGTTTTAAATTTAGGATAAGCCATGGGAGCAGTTTCAGACTTTTTTAGTGATGTTGGTGATGCCGTAGGGGATGTAGTAAGCAGTGTTGGCGATGTCGTCGAAGATGTAGGCGACACAATTGTTAATGAAGTTGTAGCGCCAATTGCTGAAACAGTTGAAAAAACAGTTGAAGCAGCCATGGAAGATCCAATTGGCACCGCTGTTAAGGTATACGCATACTCAACTGGTAACCCTCTCTTAATAGCAGCGGCAAATACTACCGTTGCATTAGCTAATGGCGCTGACATGGATCAGGCTTTGGAGTCTGGTGCCAAAGGATATGTTGCTGGGCAAATTGGTCAAAATGTTGCAGAGTATGTTGGGCCGGAAGCTGCAGAGTATTTTGGGCCAGAATATGCACCTGCTGCAAGAGCAACCACAAGCGCGGCTGCAAATGTTTCTTCTGCTGTTGCTTTGGGGCAAGATCCTGTGGCAGCTTTAATAGGCAGCGGGATTAATTCTTCCGCCGCAGAGATAGCCAAAACAATTCCTGGTTTTGATCAGCTATCTAAGAGCCAACAGCGAGCTGCTGTTTCTGCTATTTCCGTCACCATCCAAGGAAAAGATCCAACCCAAGCTTTGATTAATGAAGCTATTGCTGGTGGTATTGATGCGGCCAACAAGGCTATAAACACACCAGACATAAATCCAAACGCTGGATATCATGACCCTGTTTATGATCCGCCAGCTACTGTTGAAGAGTTAAACCAACAGTTGTTTCCTGATGATTTTGTTCCAGACGAAATAGGAAGCGACCCGTTTAGGTTTGCCACATTACAGCCAATTGGCCCACCTCCAAGCGAAGGATTTAAGGATGAGCAACCATCGCTAGAGTCCCCAGTATCCGCAACAGAAAATTTACAAGAAGCTCCAGCGCAAACTCCTATTGATGAGCCGCCTGCTGAAGAAACACCATCTTTAGATGAAGTTAATGTCGTAGCCAGCCGAGAAGAAGATGATCCATTTGATGCGTATAACGAACAGTTTATGCGCGATTACTATGATTCTATTGGGATTGATTATGATCTTATTCCCAAGGCCGCTCCTATGGAAGAAGACCCATTGGCCTATTTAGATCCGGATCCAATAGCATCTAGCGGAAAATCAATGGGTCAAATATTTAAGTCTTTTATTCCCGGGGGTTCTGTGCCAAGTTTTGACACAAGCTCAATAACGCCTGCATTGCAAAACGCGGCCGCAATTGGAATCCCGGCTCTTACCATTGGATCAATGCTAGATGAAAATGGGAATCCCATGTCACAAGCGGCCTTAGAAGCTTCGGCTTTTAACTGGAACCCAGCTGCATGGCAGGCACCTGAGGATGCTGCCGCTTATGGATACGGCCAACTTAACCCAACATATGCCGCCCATGGTGGTCTTATGTCGTTGGCAAGAGGTGGGATTGCTACATTGGGCGGTTACTCCGATGGTGGAAGGCTGCTCAAGGGTCCAGGGGATGGCATGTCAGATCACATCCCAGCAATGATAGGAGCCAAGCAGCCCGCTAGATTGGCTGATGGTGAGTTTGTCATTCCTGCTGATGTTGTCTCTCATCTTGGTAACGGCTCGACTGAAGCTGGCGCTAATGTGCTATACAAGATGATGAGCAAAGTACGACGCGCTCGCACAGGAAAGTCCAAACAGGGCAAGCAGATTAACCCCAAAAAATTCATTCCCTCGTAAGGAAAAATCATGGCACTTTTATCTTCATCAGGTTTAACAAACACCCCACGGGAAGCGGCCGTAACGGGACCAACTGACTATACAAAACCTTTTGTTTCAGATGTTCTTGGCAAGGGTCAAGGTTTACTTAATGCGCCCATGCCTACTTATACAGGGCAGCTTACAGCCGGCACCTCTGACTTGCAAAACCAAGCATGGCAAGGATTGTCTAACCTGACTCTACCATCCACCATGACAAAAGCCGGTGAAAACTTGTTGAATGTTGGTCAAAAAGCAATGGGTACTTCATACACCCCTGCTGGAACCAACTTCACTACCGAAGCCGCCCAACAATATATGAACCCATATTTGCAGGCATCGCTTAATCCGCAACTGGATGAAGCTCGCCGTCAATCGCAAATTACTCAAATGGGTAATGCGGCCAAAGCCACATCACAAGGCGCGTTTGGAGGCTCTCG